ATTAATCAGTCCATTCTATTTAAGGCAGGAGATATTCTCTCCACGGTATCCACGAGCAAGACCATTCTTGCTCGTGCCAAGTTGGATTATACAATTCCTCGCGAGTTTGCAATCTATGACCTAAGCACCTTTATTGGTGCCGCATCGGTCATGCCGGATTGTGAGATTGAGTTTGAAGAAAATCAGCTCTATATGAAGAGCGGTAGTAGTGTGATTCGGTATAGCTATGCTAGCCCCGCCATGATTACCGCATCTTCTTATAAGGAGATTCCAATCAATAATTACCTAGCTAAGTTCGATCTTCAGTATGCTACTCTAAGTAATATTATTCGCGCCGCTAGTGTACTAAGCCTACCCGACATTATCATCACATCAGAAGGTGGTGAGATCTTCATTCAGGCTAACAATGATAAGGATCCTACTTCTAATAACTACCGCGTTAAGGTAGGTGATACGGAGAATGAGTTCAAGCTCATCTTCAAGGTAGAGAATCTTAAGCTTCTAAATCGTGATTACTCCGTAATTGTTCCGGATCGCGGCCAGTTCGTTCAGTTTAAGTCGTCCGATATTGATTACTGGATTGCGTCTTCTATGGGTTGATCTTATCGGTAACTATACTATATTACGTTTATGCAGTGATTGACACTGCACTGTCTTTGAGAGGAAAATGATTATGAACACAGCGTCTCGTCTACTAGAAGCTCTACAGTCTGGTGAAGAACTAACCGCCAAGCAGATCGAAACCCGCTTTGGTGTAAGTTCTGGTCGAGGCCTAGTCTTCACCCTACGATCACAAGGATATGCGGTTTATCTAAACCGTACTACTAATAGTAAGGGGCGAGTGGTTAATAAGTACCGTCTAGGTACACCAAATCGTGCTATGGTTGCTGCAGCATTCAAGGTGTTTGGTGCACAGCGTCTGGGTATGACCGCAGCTGGTGCGTAACTTTTAAAAAACTACGTTGCTTAGTACTTGAATAACTCAATGTTCTTCACTATATACTAAGCAACGTAACTACTGGTTAGTAGCTCAATGGTAGAGCGCTCGACTGTTAATCGAGTGGTTGGTGGTTCGAGTCCACCCTAGCCAGCCATTTGCGGCGTTAGTATAATGGCTATTATCACAGCCTTCCAAGCTGAGGATGTGGGTTCGATTCCCACACGCCGCTTTTATCGATAGGATGTATTAGGATGCGCTTCTCTCTAGTTCGTTTAGAAGATGGTGCAGGCGATGCAGGGCCGATGTGCGAGATTCTAGATTTTGAATCCAATACATCGCTGGAAGGCATAACACGGCCTAGAATTGGTTATGGGGTTCGTGTTGGGTCTCTATTTGCCCGCTCTTATTCTGCTCAAGATTGGTGGCAGTGTTCACCAGTAACTGAGATTCTAGAAGAGAGTGAAGATTACATGAAGTTTAAGACGCGCAACTCTACCTATGAATGGAAGATGTTTTAGAATAAGATGCTGCTGAGTTAACGGTTAATCCCAATTATCCTGGGATTCAATCGATCAGGCTCTCAACCCCTAGATGGCGAGGGACCGGCTTTGTAACCCGGACAGTGGCGTTCAAGTCGCCATGAGAGCACCAGTTTTTGGTCCTGTAGCTCAATGGTAGAGCGCTAAGTATTATAATATTTGTGGGGGTATAGTGTAAAGGTTAGCACGCGGGATTTATACTCCCGACCGTAATGGAGCCGGCAGATTACCGGGTGGTCTTGGTTCGAGTCCAAGTACCCCTACCAAGATATCACAAGAGGGCGGAACGCGCACCCGCCACACCGCTAGTGGGGCTAGTAGGACTGCCCTAGCTGGAATGACAGTCGAGATCGTCGTATGATGATCGGCGGTAGTTAGCTCAGGTCCACCTGAGTCAAGAGATGTGAGACGGCGACCTCACCTTGTGATATACTACTTTGAAGACTAGCCGCAGTTAATGGGGAACGCGGCTTCAAGGTGACTGGTGGTAGAACCGATAAATCCACCCATGGGTTCCAGGGCCCTGGTCTTCAATGCTATGCAGTACAGGAAAGTTACGAGGCAGAGAGCCTGTACCTCGCTGAAGCCTCAGCTAGTTTGATGTTAGAAGTTACGGATGAGGATGAACAATGGGTTGGTCTGCACCTTTTGCACCATGGGTTGTTGAATCCTGGAGACAACATTTGGAGAATATCGGGTACACCCCAGAGGTCCATAAGTCTAAAGTCGATCACTATCTAACATGTTGTAAGATTGCAAATGATCAGAGTCTCTCAGTAAGTGAGAGAACAAAGAAGATTAAAGAACTAGGAAGACGTGTGATCAGTTAGTTCGATCTGGATAGGTGTAACCCTTCGGTGGCCAAGCCTCGACTAAATGCCAGACAACATTCGAGCCAAGAACGTGAGGCTCAGTTATTAGGGGAAGCTGCAGAGTTGGAGAGCTGCGACGGACTGTAAATCCGTTGTCTTTGGGCTGAGTAGGTTCGAATCCTACCTTCCCCACCATATTATAAAGTAGTAAAAAATAAATACTAAAAAAAGGCACTACTTATATGGCGAATGAACTCTATAGATTCTTCTTAGAAAAGCTCGGTGGATCAGATCCTACGCAATTCACCGGCGACGCTGGTGAGATGTTCTACTCCCCTTCAACGGGAGTTATTAGATTATCTAATGGTACCACACCAGGTGGTATTATTTTAGGTGCTCTTGGATCTACCGGATATGTGGGTTCGTTTTACGATACTACCATTCAAACAAATCCTATCGCCAATACTCCTGTTCTAGCGAGATACAACTCAGTCTGGATATCAGACGGCGTTCAAGTAGTGGATTCCACTAAACTTAGAACACTCCACGCCGGTAACTGGAATATTCAGTTTAGTGCACAGATGAATAAGCTGGACTCCGGTGACGATCAAGTTGATTTCTGGCTTAGAAAGAACGGTGTTGATATAGATTATTCCAACACCCGTCTTCATATTACCGGTAACAACGCTAAGTACGTAGCGGCTTGGAACTGGGTTGTTGAGTCCATATCCACCGATTACTTTGAGATTGTGTGGTGCAGCCCGGACACCAATATGAGAATATACGCGGAGGGACTCCAAACAAATCCACCGCGCCCCGGTATTCCCAGTATAATCTGTTCAGTAACTCAAGTATAATCACTTTATAAGCAATTATGTGAGAGGTTATAATATGAAATGTTTTATTAACTGCGCAGCTGTGTGGGCCGTGTTTATGGGAATTACTTTAGCTGTTGCTACTATTCTCTTTACTACGGTATGGGTTACCGGTGCAATTGCAACAGCGCTGCTGGGTAGCGGTATACTCAGCTGGGCTATTACTTCTATCGTTACACTAAGCATCCTCGGCGCCATTCTGGTGATTGTTGATCGAAAGAACATCTGCAAGTGACTATCACGGTAGAAAAGCTCCTAGAAGCTAGTTATAATGAATTCAAAGACTCGTCATCTATGGAAGGTACGCCATGACTTACAACAAGTTTATGGTGTACACTTGGCTAGGGGTGGCGTTAGCGCATCTTATTATACAGGCTCCTATTTCTTGGTGGGTTGGCGCGATCATGTCAATTACTATCGCCATCGACCACATCGAGAAGATCAGGCTCGAGCGTGGATGTTCACATAAGACTGATTGACATCGGTCGCTGATCTCGACAAGGGTTGTTAGGATAACCTACTAGCCTTTTTTTGAAAAAACATGCACTTTCGTGTTTTCTCGTAGTAAGATCTATTCATCGACAAAGACACTCTTGGACAGAAAAGATGATCGACGACTGCTGCCTAGGCTGCGATGGTATCTGCGATGCGTGTCTGGCTGAACGAGACTATGTCTATCAGAGTCTAGAAATAGTCGATCAGCGTCTCGAGAATCAAAAAGTGGCAGAAGCTATTCAAATCCTTGAGTCTCGAGGATACACCGTCATTAAACCAAAGTAAGCTGAGAAGAACGAGTAGAGATAGTCACCAATGAGTGATAAACTTCGAAGTGTTTTAACTCTTGCCCTGCGGCCTGAGACGGGTGATGGTGAAGCCATGGCGGCTTTGGCAGCTAGACGTCTAGCTGCCAAAGCCGATCTTAACGAGACGTTCAAGACCGAGATTAGAGAGAAGGTAGTCACTGAAGGCCGAGTAGTCTACAAGGAGAAAGTCGTCTATAGGCCATACGAATATAGCGCCTACGATAGGACTTACTCTTATCGCATCACGGTTCCTTGCACGTATCTCCATACTATCATCGAGATGATTACTACCATCACATACAAGAAAGGTATCTGGCTGCAGATAGTCTCTTGCAAGCCTCAGAACGGCAAGATCGATCAACCAACCACAATCGAGATGAAGCTGCACGGTCAACCATCTAGCATCGATATCGACTTTGTGCATGCGATGCGCAGATGCATTGAGATTATCAAGAACAGCGACGACGAAGATAGATTTTGCGCTAAAGACATTCTTATGGAGCTTCCAAAGCGCAATTGGTTCATCAGGTTTATCAAACATATGGCGGAGAAGTTATGACATGATGTACACTGTAATCTGTGAGTACTACGCGACTGGTGAAGGTATCTTTCGTGCAGTGATGTACACACGAGGCTATGGTCCTTCAGACTCCGGCCTCGAGAATGCTCGAGAATCATTTGCTAAAAAGTTTGGCTCTTACTATGCTACCTGTGCTGAGGTACATAAGGGTCTTGTCTTTGAGTTTCCCGGATCTGAAACTCTTGTCAGTGAGGGCCTGAAGCGACAACTTCTAGCTTTCGTACGTGATGCTGGCGGTCTAGAATACGAAGCATCATTTTACGCTAATTTTTCTTGAGGACATAATGAAACTCATTCTATGTGAGAAGTGCAGCGATGTTGTGGCTCTCAAGGTCAATGTCGAGCGCAGTTGCTTCTGCGGCTTGTCGGGTGGCCGATACGTCGACAACATGAACGCAGAAGTATGGGGTCCATGCTTCAAGCTAGGGTTTGCTAACTCTTCTCTTGTAGCAGCGCTGAGAGCTCAGAAGTTTGAAGGTGATTCGAAAGAAGTTATGGCGTATGCTAGTGGATTAGTAACCAAGGGTCGTGACTTCCGAGCATTTGTAATCCCTGAGAGTGCCGACACTATGAAACGAGTGGAGAAGCCAAGTGTATAAGTTCAAGTCCGTCATCCTATGGCGCATCAAGGGTGAAGATTAGCAATGGAACGCGAGATGTTTGATTTTGGCTGTGGCCCGGTTGCAGCTCACCGCCATTCGAATGGCGGTGGTTGGGTTGAGGATACTGCTAGTGTATCTGATAGTGCTTACGTGGCGAACAATGCTCAGGTCTTTGGCAATGCCCAAGTGTATGGCAGTGCTCGAGTGTTTGGCAGTGCTCTAGTGTATGGTAATGCTCAGGTCTTTGGCAATGCCCAAGTGTATGGCAGTGCTCGTGTGTTTGGCAATGCTCAAGTGTTTGATGATGCTCGAGTATATGGCAGTGCTCTAGTGTATGGCAATGCCCAAGTGTATGGCAGTGCTCGAGTGTTTGGCAATGCCCAAGTGTTTGATGATGCTCTAGTGTTTGGCAATGCCCAAGTGTATGGCAGTGCTCTAGTGTATGGCAATGCTCTAGTGTTTGGCAGTGCTCTAGTGTTTGATACGTTGATTTCCGCAAATCGTAGCGACGGTTACACCTTCTCCATTTTCCCTTGCTCTGACGGGAAATTGCGGATTACAGCTGGATGTCGTTACGTCACAATTGACGAGGCTATCGACCATTGGACCAAGACTCGTGGTGGCACGCAGCTGGGTGAGGAAAGTCTGTTGATTGTGCGACACCTCGAAGCTATGATGAAGCTTTGCGAAAAGAAGGATGTGAATTAGCAATGGACATCATCCAAAGGCCTTTGATCTGCCTTTACGGTAACCGCTTGCGATATAACTATCAAAGTCCTCTCTGAGGATCAGACGATCTTCTACTCCGTTAGTTACCCATGCTTTCGGTAACTTGTTACGAGCTGCAAGATCTTCTCTGGTCTTCCCAAACATTGAGTTTTTTTCACCCTTTGACAGACCTCTAGACTTACGTAACACACTCGATGCTTTCTTTTGGTCATCTGACCAACGCTTGCCGAAGTTTGGATTTTTGTTTCCATCATACACGCCAATTTTAGCGTTTGACATCTTTAATCTAGTCTCATCGCTGAATTGACGACCCGTAAACATTTTACTGTACTGCTCTTTTATCTCTTCCAACTGTGTGAAATGATCTACACCATATCTGCTTCTGCAAGACGTTTTTTTCTTTTCGTTTATTTCATAAAGCTCTTCGGCGCTCTTAGAAGATAGAGTATTGCCGCCACTAAGACCATCTTCTTCACAAAGATTAGCCCATTTTGAACTTGTAACAATTTTGTTTATACGACTAAACTTTGTAGCAAATCTAGCAATTGAGGTATCGTTGTACCATTCACTATTCCAAAGATGATCGGCTTTAGCATTGTGATTAGCCAAATGTCTGCGCCAACGCACTCCACTTCCTTTATAGTCTGCAACATTTGGGCGTATAGATTTACCGAAATACTTGAGACCGCAATGTGAGCAAGACTTGATGTAAAGTCTCGTTGGCTTGTTAAGCGGTTGATATACATATGTCATGCTGGAATTCCTATGCGTTCTAGAGTAGGTGGGATTTCTGCCAGGTTATCCGCGACCTGCATTTTCTATTTATATGTTGACACAAACTCTGTATATGTTCATAATGAAATATGAATGGGAAGTGAACAAACATGACAGCTGTGATATTCGACATCGACGGCACTCTGGCTGACTGCAGTCACAGGCTGCATTGGATCCAGAACAAGCCGAAGAACTGGAAAGCGTTCTTTGCCGGCATGGAGTTTGATAAACCGATCGACGCAACGGTAGAAGTTCTTCGCTGTCTAGCCATGGCTGAAGATGATTATAATGCGCAACACCGGATTATCTTCTGCACAGGCCGGCCATCAAGCTATGAGGCTATGACACGTCAGTGGCTGGTCAAGCATATCGGTGACTGGACAGAAGATTGTCCTCTCTTTATGCGGGAAAGCGGCGACTATAGACCTGACTATGAAGTCAAGCAGGATCTTCTTGCTGCGATGTATAAGCATGGCTTCGATCCGAAGATCGCGTTTGAAGATCGTGATCAAGTGGTTGACATGTGGCGTCGGAATGGTATAATGTGTTATCAGGTTGCAGCAGGTACTTATTAATGAAGATTGAGACCGAACTAGACGTTGGCGACGTTATCTGGGTACCACGGGTTTATCCTGACGTGCATCTAGACAGCGTCATCGTAGATGGTAAGACGTACTGGGCTAGCCAAGAAGATGCTATCATCACATACAAGCCTGTAGTAAAGCAGAAGATCATCACTGAGATCGAGATCACCATTAACCGCGGTTGTCTTGATATAATTTATTTTGGTGAGACAGCCGGTGCTCAAGTAATGAATATAGCCACCGATGTATATCGCTCGGGCGAGCCTCGCGGTTATTTCAAGACAGAACAGGAAGCTCTCGATTTTGCTGTAAAGAAGGCAATGGAAGGAAAGCCGTATTATGGTTGAGAATGCTCAGATTGAGAGTACAATGCTCGGTATGGAGGACCACGGCATCCTGACGTTCTTCCTAAACCTTAAGTTTAAGGGATCGGGTCAGGGCTTTGGTGCATATGCCATGGACAGCTTTGATCTTGTCAAGAAGCGTCGCATTGGGTCCGCCTTTGGTACAGACTGCATCTTACAGATTCTTGACACTGTTGGTGTAAGCAAGTGGGAGGACCTGAAGGATAAGTACGTCCGTGTCAAGCGCGACGGTGACTCGTGGGGTAGCAAGATCGTGGCGATCGGTCACATCGTAGAAGACAAGTGGTTCAACATCGAAGAGCTGGCGAAGGAGCACTTCCCGAAATGAGCAAGATCTACGTCGTCCAGGCACGCAGCTATGAGTACAACGACGAGACGTACGATACGTCCGCCGGCGGCAACGTGGTGCACGCCTACACTTCCCTAGCCGCGGCCCAGACAGCTCAAGTGCGCCTGACAATGGATCGACTACGTGATGGTGGCATGTGCTACCTGTACGAGCATTACGGCGTCTTTGATGGTGACGCTCTCGACATGCTCGAGAAGTACGAGCTGCAGCCCAAGGGTGACTACCTCGACTACGACAAGTGCGAGAGTATCTCAGATGCCATCGAGTCGGGTCAGATCACCGAGGACGACCTGCGTGTTTTGGCCCGCGGCATCACGAGCGGTCACGAGCTGTTCTTCATCGAGGAAGTGGAGGTCGACTGATGAAACTCGAATTAGATATTCGCGAGTGGTATGAAGTGCACTGGACTGAAGCTCAGGAAGTTTGGTCAGTTCGAGATGGCACATACACTAATGAATTTAAAAAGTCAGAAGTCTTTGCTAGTAGGATTGCGGCTACGCAGTTTATTTTGAGCTTGAAATCTAAAAATACCGCGCGTAATATTATTTTCTCACATTGTCAAGAGGTTGAATGATGTCTGTTTTTAAGATGGCTTATGTAATTGATACCTTAGGTGATCGTGATCTTATTCCAGAAGATGTTATGAATGAGATCCGAGCCATGTGGACTGATAATGCATATGGCAACGATTATTACTATATTGATATGGCTTGGGATATGAACGAGTATCGCGAATCTTCACCAGAAGAGCAGCAAAACGACTTTACATATCCCAAGCTTATGGCTTGGCTTGATGCATCATTTCCAGTCATTGATGAGAAGACTCCCGTGCTGATTCGTTATTGGTGGTAATAGATAACGCAGAAAGAACGCTTCGCATCTATGAGTAGTGCTCACTGGTTTGATAATGGTGAGTATGGCGAGCGCCAGCAGCGCAAGATTGTTGAGAAAGTAATTCGATAGATAGAGACGTAATGATGAAACCTTTGGTTCATGCCCGTATCTCCGCCAAGAAGTTTGGTGGGGTGCCAGCACCTCACCTTTCTGTGCTATATTCCGCTCTTCGCCTCTTTCCTTCTTTGCTCGCAACTCCAACAAGATTTGATGCAGCCTTAAACTCTTCCTGTGTTACGTTGATGATCGATCCATCTTCACAAACAGCAAGAACCTTTCCCTTTCTAACCTTAGAAAGGTGATTATTTGAACGACCTCTCCTTTTAGCGCTCATTTTTTTCTTTGCTTCGTCTGTATGCCCCCTGAGACGCGTATTGTTTCTGAAATAAAGCCGGCCTCTGTTCCACCCCTGATCTTGGTAAGTTTTCAACATATCTTCACTAATCTGCTTCGACAGCTTCAAACTGACTGATGATACCCAGATCAAATTCTTTTTACTGTCTTGCATTTTCTTTCTTGTTTCATCGGAAGCCTTCTTTCCAGTTTTTAATTTTCTCAAGAGCTCAATTTGCTCAATTGATTTCTTTTTGCCTTTAAGACTCTGACTTATTCTTTGTCGATGCAAGTTTGATCTAGGTTCAACGCAACGATGTGTTGTTCCTATAGAAGAGTTAATCCAATCTTCCCGCTCAAGAACCTTCATTCTTCTCAAAACAGTTTGTTCCCACTTTAAAGCTTTTTCTTTCGAATCAAAAGTTTTTCTTACGTTAATAACGAAAGCATCTTTTCCATGTTCAGCGATTAGGCGCTTGACAGTACTAGAAGACGTAAAGTACAATGTCCATAGATCTGAAGGATCGCAATTTTTAGCTAATCTTACACCATAATAGTGTTGATTGGTTGGCTTGCAGAATATATGATATGTGTATGGATTTGACACTGCTAACCTCTTTTAGGAGAAATATAATGAAACCCATGGTTCATGCTAGAATTTCGGCAAAGCGTTGGGGTGGAACGCCTGAATGTTATTTAGCAATTCACGATTTCATGGACTGTACTAAGATGGCTCTACCGGATGTTCGCCATCGTATGGTACTACATAACTCTGTTGGATGCTACATCGCAGAGCGGGTCTTTGGACATACTATTGTAAACTCCGAAAACAAGACCGTACACGTTCGAGACGTAGCCGAGGCTCACGTAATTGAGGACCTTGGCTTCATCCCCACACTGGAGAAGTGCTTCTCTGGCATGCCTATCGAGCAGTGGATGGGCGGCAAGGTCTCTAAGTATAAGGAAGAGTCGAAGCCACAGCTGGTTGAAATTCATGAAGTTTCATAAAGACGGGACGTTACCGAATACCGGCGAGATATTTGTCTTCGGTTCTAACCTCGGCGGCATCCACGGCGCCGGTGCAGCGAAGGTAGCGCAAGAAAAATTCGGTGCGAAGTATGGTTTCTCAAGAGGTCTAATGGGGAGATCGTGGGCTATACCAACCAAGGCTAAGAACTTTCGCACCCTGCCGCTCAGTGAGATATACGACCACGTACGCACGTTCGTAGACTATACGCGTCACGTAGACGACATCGACTTCTTCGTGACGCGCGTGGGATGCGGTCTGGCCGGCTACGAGGATCATCGGATCGCCCCGATGTTCAAGGGTGCTAAGAACTGTTCATTCGCCGAGGAGTGGCGTAGATACCTAGAGGAGAAGTGAGATGAGTGAGTTCACGAAGGCTACAGGTGAGGTCGACAAGGTTCTCACCGACTATGAAGACATGATGAAGAAGGTTCAGGAGGTGCTGAAGGACAAGATGCTAGGCATCTTCAAGGCCTTCTTTGATGCACATCCGGAGGTCAAGACCATCCATTGGCGTCAATACACACCATACTTCAACGATGGTGATGAATGTGTTTTTAGTGTTCAGGAACCTTACTTCACTCGTACCGAGTACGCTGAACTTGAAGGTCCCCATGCATGGGGTGAGGAAGATGCCGGCATCATCGAGACTCGCGTGTGGAATAAAGAGAAGCGCCGCTACGTTGACGCCGATATCGATCCTACTCTGGTCAAGGACATGCAGACAATGTCCCGCATCATCCAGGCTGAGGCCAACGAAGCCGTTATGCTAGCGATGTTCGACAATCACGTGTGGGTCAAAGCTCATCGAGACGGATTTGAAGTCGAAGACTTCGACCACGACTAAGAATTAAAGTTGGATATTTGACTGAGATCGTAGCATATATAACTCGTTGCTGATGATCTCAGTCAAATAAGTTGGACAGGACCAGGGGGCAGCTCCCTGCATCTCCACCAGTGAACATATGCTTTAAGGTCTGGTCGTTACCAGCGTAGCAAAAACGATGACAGCATATGTTCACTTGTGGGGATGAAACAGGATCGACTGACGACAGTAAGGGTTGAAGTAGGCAATGGCGCGGAAGCTGCCTTAACGCAACAAACCTATAAGTGCAAACTCTAACGAGTCTGTCAAGCTAGCAGCTTAATGCTAGCAGAGCTTTGCGGTGTGCTCGGTAACAGAAACACCGCGCTTTTTAAACCTATTCATTATATGCGTAGGTGTTTGTTTTTTACCTTTTAAAGCACGGCTTATTTTTTGTTTTTGTTCTTCAGACATTGGCTTACCTTTGTTATGGCCACCAATAGTCTTCTTTCCTCTGTTTGCTTGACCATTGCCGCCTGAAGAAAGTTTCTTTTGATTGTAATAACGTACTGTTTTGCTTTTAATGTTTTCTGTCCAATAGAGTTCATGATCTTGAATTAGATCAAGCCAGCGTTGTTCTGCGATTCTAAGATCTGCTAGATTTCCATATACGTGTTCTAGAACACGAAACTTAAATGTATGTGGACGTTTTTTATAAGCTCTTAACATCATTGGGCTAGAGCAAATGTAAGAATCTTCTACAAGGCCTTTATGCCCGCCGACGTAGAAAAGTTTAGCTTTGGTGTCAAACCAAAGGTAGATATAACCTACATATATAGACATGCTGGTGCTCCCTGTTAGCATTAGAGTCTGTGGATGTTGGTAGCATCGCGACAGACAACTCCGTCTATTTATAAAACGGAGCACTTGCCCTAGCTGCATAAGCTAGGCGGAGCCCGTCCGGAGCTTGGCAACAGAATCCGGACTCTTTCTTTATAAATATCAACATGAAAACATTCCGTCAATACCTACCAGAAACTTCTCTAGAATATCACGAGCAGCTTAATCCTAAGCTGTGGAAAGGTGATGAGCTGGATCCTCTTGTTAGACGTAAACTCATGGAGTTTGCGCGTATCTGGCAGAAGTTTGCCAAGATACCGGACATGGCTATTAGCGACATCATCATGACCGGTGGTAATGCTAACTATAACTACACTCAACAGTCCGATATTGATGTTCATATCGTTGTAGACAAGAATAAAATTGCTAAAGATAACCCTCTACTAGACGAATACCTTCACGATAAGAAACTACTTTGGTCTCTAACTCATAAGGTAAGTGTATTTGGATACGGTCTCGAGCCATACGCTCAGAGCGAAGATGAGAAGCTTCCTCGCGGTCAAGGGGTATACTCTCTACTGAGAAGTACTTGGATTCAAAAGCCAGAAAATATACACCTTGATTTTTCCAAAGATAAGCATCTCGCGCGTAAAGTGAAGTACTACAAGCGTATCATCGATGATATGATCGCACATAAGATGGACTCTACCCACTTTGATGCTCTTCGCAAGAAGATCGCCAATATGCGAGGAGAGGGTATCGCCCGCTCTGGTGAATTTGCCTTCGAAAATCTCGTGTTTAAAGAACTTCGCAATGATGGGTATCTAGATAAGATGAACGACTATCAAAAAACGTTGCAAGATAGAGCATTGTCGCTATAATCGGTATTGAAGGTACACTATTAAGCTGTAACATTATTATGATGAGGTGACATATGAAAGATTATCTGTTCGTCGAGAAGTACCGGCCTCGTACTGTTGAAGAATGCATTCTTCCTTCTGATCTAAAAGCTACCTTTCAGACATTTGTAAATAACAATAACGTACCTAATCTACTACTCAGCGGACCACCCGGTACCGGAAAGACTACAGTTGCAAAGGCTATTCTAGAGCAACTCGGCTGTGATTATATCGTAATCAACGGTTCAATGAATGGCAACATTGATACTCTACGTACCGAAATTAAAAACTTCGCTTCCACAGTCTCGTTCACGAATAGTCGTAAGTATGTAATCCTCGATGAAGCGGATTACCTAAATCCTAATTCCACACAGCCGGCTCTTCGTAACTTTATGGAGGAGTATAGTAAGAATTGCGGGTTCATCTTAACCTGTAATTTCAAGAAGCGTATTATCGAACCACTACACTCTCGGTGTGCGGTTGTCGACTTTAAGATCAATAAAGTCGATAAGCCTAAAGTAGCAGCACAGTTCTTTAAGCGTGTATGTTGTATCCTTAAGCAGGAGCAAATCGAATATGATGACCGCGCTGTTGCTGAGTTTGTTAGTAAGTATTTTCCTGACTTCCGTCGAGTAATTAATGAACTGCAGCGCTATAGCGCTATTGGTAAGATCGACGCCAGCATCCTCGTTAATACGCAGGATCAAAGTTATAAGGCGTTGATGGTGGCTATGAAGGGTAAGAACTTTCCAGAAGTTCGCAAGTGGGTTAGCGAAAACAGCGATGTGGACGCTAGCGAGTTCTTTCGAACTCTATACGATACTGCCAGTGACTATCTCAAACCTCAATCTATTCCGCAGCTAATTATCGTGTTGGCTGATTATCAGTATAAAAATGCTTTTGTAGCTGATCAAGAGATCAACATCATGGCTTGTTTGATTGAGATTATGAGTGAGGCAGAATTTAAGTGAAACTGTTCGATTTTGTAAATTCAGTATGCTATAATAAGAAAGATTTGTTTGCTGAGGCACCAGAAGTGGCGGAGAAAATCTATCCGCCATATATGGTAAATCGAGCATTAGCGCTGTATCCAGACTGCCTGTTTATAGCTAATGAGATGAATCAGCGAGCGTTTCTGGACAAGAAACTACAGTATGATTATTATCTAAATAATATTCGGCCCATGAAGCGTTATGCAAAATGGGTAAAGAAATTGGATAACAGTGATCTAGATATTGTCCGCGAATATTATGGTTATAATGAACGTAAAGCGAAACAAGCTCTGTCAATTTTATCCAAATCGCAGATCAACACCATAAGAGAAAAAATGCAAAAAGGTGGATTTGGAGAATGAACAAAGTTGACGGATTAGTGGAGATATCAATCGCCAAAGAAGAAGATTTTCTTAAAGTAAAAGAAACTCTCACCCGCATCGGCATCGCGTCCAAGAAAGATCATATATTGTATCAGTCCTGCCACATTCTACATAAGCAGGGTAAATACTATCTTGTACATTTCAAGGAATTGTTCAAGCTCGATGGTAAACCTACAGATTTTGATGAAAAGGATCTAGGTCGCCGCAACACTATTGCTAATCTACTGCAGGAGTGGGGATTGATCAAAATCATCAATCCCGCTGTCTCTGCAGAGCCATTATCACCCCTTAATCAAATCAAAGTTCTTGCTTTCAAGGAAAAGCAAGAATGGACTCTAATTCCGAAATACAATATCGGTCGCAAGTAACGGAGCTTGGTATGACAAACTTTTCAAAAGTACGTGAATTTATGATTGCCTGTGATCAGGATGTAGAGACAGTTCCTGCATTTCCTGATTCAGATACAGTTTTCCTGCGCGTAAAGCTTATTCGTGAGGAACTAAAAGAGCTTGAAGAAGCTATTGTATATAACGATATTGTTGGTGTTGCTGACGCACTAACAGATCTTCTGTACGTTATTTACGGCGCAGGCCATACTTTTGGTGTTGATCTTGATAAGTGCTTTGATGAGGTACACCGCTCAAATATGACCAAGCTCGATGCAGATGGGCGTGCTATCAAGAACGACTACGGCAAGGTTATGAAGGGTCCGAACTACACCCCACCAGACCTCAAGCGAGTGCTAGGGACAAGCTCTTAATCAGATGCGCTGCTGATTAAGAGGGAGCTGCACCGGCTGGTATAGCTGGAGGGCGGGAGCTATACTTTTTTAAATTATAACCTACTGTTTCTGTGTATTTTGAGATATATAATTGTGAAGGTGCTTAACATAGGCCTTCACAATTACCTTGCTTTTAGGAGGAATATATGACAAATCTACTATCTCTTTTTGACCCCCGCATTGCTGTTGGCTTCGACGATATGGTGAAGCGCCTCGCAGCAGAAGCAAATAGTTCGCTTCGATCTGTAGCTTATCCCCCATACAATATTAAGAAGGTGGATGAGAACAAGTATGTGGTAGAGATGGCTGTTGCTGGTTTCGGTAAATCAGATATCGATATTACTATTGAAGATGGTAACCTTAAGATCACTGGTAAGGTAGCCACTGACGATACTACTGGTGCTCAGTACCTCTATAAGGGTATTGCTGAGCGTAATTTTGCTCGCGCGTTCACTATTGCTGATACAATCGAAGTAAAGAACGCAGAGCTCTTTAACGGCATGCTACGAGTCTGGCTTGAGAATATTATTCCAGATAGCAAGAAGCCCCGAAAAGTAGAAGTTAAAGACAGTACTACAAAAGAAAAAACTCTTCTACGCGAGTAGTAATACCAAGAGGGGCTTTAAAGCCCCTCTTTCTTTATTGATATTATTAGTTTACCAGCATATACTTACATTAATGATTAGGAGTTGTATATGCGTTTCTATACTAGTGTTTCTCGGCACTTTGATGATCTACTCGTTCGTGGTTATGAAGATGGTCGTCGTTTCTCTCGCCGAGTAAAGTATAAGCCATACCTCTTTGTACCCTCCAAACTCAAAAATAGCGATTACCGAACCCTCGAGGGTAAGGTTGTCGATAAACTCGAGTTTGATTCTATGTCTGAATGTAATCAGTTTGTTAAGAGGTATCGCGACGTCAGCGGATTTAACTTCTATGGGCTGACGCAGTTTCAGTACGCGTTTATTAATGACGAATACCGCGAAGATATCGTTTTTGATAAGTCTCTCGTATCTGTACTCACCATCGATATTGAGGTAAGTACTGAGGGCGGGTTTCCAAATATTGATCTAGCGGATAGGATGGTTACCGCCATCACGCTACGCGTTGATAACGATACTGCCGTTCTAGGGTATAAAGATTATACACCAAGCAAAGGTGTGACTTACTATAAGTGTGCTAACGAAGAAGAGTTGCTGCAGCGGTTTCTTGATATCTGGTCCAAGATGAATCCGGATATTGTTACTGGTTGGAATATTGAGTTTTTTGATATTCCTTATTTGATCAACAGAATTAAAAAGGTTTTAGGAGATTCAGAAGCACGTAAGCTTTCTCCTTGGGGTATTGTAAGCGAACGAAACGTTGAGTTCAAAGGCAAGAAAAACCAAAGCTACGAACTATTTGGTATTTCTGTTCTAGACTATTATCAGCTTTATCGTAAATTTATGTTTGGTAATCAAGAATCATATAAGCTTGATTATATTGCTCAAATCGAACTTGGTGAAAAGAAAGTCGATTATTCTGAGTATGGAAGCCTAAACGACTTGTATAAAGAAAACTTTCAAAAGTTTGCCGAGTACAACATTAAAGACTGTTTGCTCGTTGAAAAGCTCGACGATAAGCTGAAGTTTATTGAACAGGTGATGGCGTTTGCTTATGACGCGAAGGTTAACTATGATGATACCATGACGACTGTTCGTCCTTGGGATGTAATCATTCACAACTATCTGCTTGAACAGAACATCGTTATTCCGCCGTTCAAGAAACAACCTGATTTTAATTCACTGGTTGGTGGTTTCGTTAAGGAGCCAAAGATTGGCCTGAGCAAATGGGTTGTGTCTTTCGATTTGAACTCTCTGTACCCGCATCTTATTATGCAGTACAATATCAGCCCTGAAACTTTTGTTCGTCGCGACAATGATTTTTACTCAATTGATGAACTGCTTGTTGCGGATTTTAAAATTCGTAAGGCAGATGACACGGGTAAGGGTTCAGTTTCTTTCGCTGCTAATGGCTGCCAGTACCGTAAGGATTTCCAAGGGTTTCTCCCTGCTTTGATGGAAAAGATGTACAACGATCGAGTTGTATATAAGCAGAAAATGCTCGAAGCTAAAAAAGCATACGAACAAACAAAAGATCCAGAACAATCAAAGTTGGTTGCTCGATATCATAATATGCAGCTAGCCAAAAAGATTCAGCTAAACTCTGCTTATGGTGCTTTAGGCAATCAATATTTCCGTTGGTTTAATCACAATCACGCGGAGGCAATTACTATGTCTGGTCAACTTTCTATTCGGTGGATCGAAAAGAAAATTAATCAGTTTATGAACAAACTTTTGAAAACTGATGGTGTCGATTATGTAATCGCTTCTGATACCGATTCGATTTATGTAACTATGGAAAAGTTGGTCGACTCTCTTGGTCAGGTTGACGATTTAACAATTGTTAAAACGATTGACCAGTTTTGTGAAAAGAAAATCCAGCCTTATATGGATCAGTGTTATCAAGAACTTGCTGATATGATGAATGCGTTTCAGCAAAAAATGAAGATGAAGCGCGAAACCATTGCCAACAAGGGTATCTGGCGCGGTAAGAAAATGTACATTCTCAACGCTTGGAACGTTGAAGGCGTACAGTATGACGAACCAAAGCTTAAGATATCTGGTATTGAGGCTGTTCGATCTTCGACGCCTCATGCTTGTAGGCAAAATATTAAAAAGGCTTTTGAGATTATCATGAACAAAAATCAGGAAACTCTGATTGAATTTGTTGAAGATTTCAGAAAAAAGTTTATGTCTTTGCCGTTCGAAGACGTTGCTTTTCCGAGAGGTGTGAATAATATCAAAGAATATACTAGTGCTTTAACAATCTATAAAAAAGGAACTCCTATCCACGTTAAAGGTTCTTTGATTTTCAATAATATGCTAAAAGCAAAAAGAATTGAAAATATTCCTCCTATTCAAGATGGAGATAAAATTCGATTTGCTTATTTGAAAGTTCCAAACCCAATTAACGATACAGTTATCGCAACCCCTGACGAACTACCAGACGAATTTGGGCTTGATAAGTATATTGATCGCGAGCTTCAGTTTGATAAATCGTTTCTTGAACCGATTC